GCTTTAAATTTGTATTAAATTTCTTATATGAAAATTACAAATTTAAAGCAAAAATAAAAAATGAAGCAATCAAAAAAAAATACATATTGGCGAAGAAATAAAGAAAGTAATATAAAAAGATATAAAAATTGCCCAAAATTTCACGGAAAAAATTGTGTAAAATTTCCCGAAAAAAAACACCCATTTGTTTGTCCGATACGTAACAAATATTTAATAAATTGGAATTATATCGTGCTTTAAATTTGTATTAAATTTCTTATATGAAAATTACAAATTTAAAGCAAAAATAAAAAATGAAGCAATCAAAAAAAAATACATATTGGCGAAGAAATAAAGAAAGTAATATAAAAAGATATAAAATAAAAATGTAATCTTCTTTAATGCTTGTTTAAAATGCTTGTTTAATTGCTTCTTTATATTTACGCGCGAATTAATTTATTAATTTATTTATTAAAAAAAATATATATAGTATTATTATATATATGACTTTTGAAGAAATAAATAATAATAATAACCACAAAACTGTTGAAAATAGAGAATATTTAAACACATTACATGCAAAAATAAAATTATTACATGGTTCATTAATGGAAGAATATCCAGAACAATTACTAGCTGCAAAATATATAAAACCCGACGATATTGTTTTAGAAATTGGTGGTAATTATGGCAGGAATTCTTGCGTAATAGCTACAATTTTAAATGATAGTAAAAAATTAGTAGTTATTGAATCAGACCCCGAAAATAGTAAATTATTAAAAGAAAATAGAGATAATAACGATTTAGATTTTAATATAGAAGAATGTGCTATTTCAAATATTGAATTATACCAAAAAGAGTGGGTAACAAAGCCAATAAATGAAATATATGATATTGAAAACTGGAAAAAAATAAACACTAGAACATGGGAAGAAATAAAAAATAATTATAATATTGAATTTAACACATTAGTGGTTGATTGTGAGGGTGCATTATTTTATATTTTAAAAGAAAATCAAGATTTTTTAAAAACATTTAAAAAAATTATTATAGAAAATGATTTCGTAGATATTAATCATAAAATATTTGTTGATAAAGAATTTATAAAAAATAATTTTGAAAGGGTATATTATGAAGCAGGTGGCTTTGGTCATTGTTATAATTTTTTTTATGAAGTTTGGGAACAATTAACTTAATAATAATATATGCCCTCCTCTTCTTTTTATTTTATATTGGCTTTTTGCTGTATCTATGCTGTGTGCTTGGATCCTTGATTCTTGCGCAATTAAGTTTTTATTTTTGTCACTTGGTAAATTATATATATAAGTTGTATATAATTTGCGCGCGGTTCTATTATCAATACCTATAATATTTTTAAAAATTAATCCTGCAGTATTTTGTGAAATATTAAATATTATTTTATTGTTTTTTGCTAATAATTCAATATTTTTTAATATTTGTGGATATGATTTTAAATTTATAATTATAGCTTTTCCGCCTTCTTTTCCATCATTTAGTCCAGTTTTATGATTATTTGAAATTAAAGTCTTAGTACTTGTAATATAATAATTTTTATCGTTATCATTAGCTTCATTTTTATTTTTTACTACATTAATATTTAAAAAAGAATTTGTACGCGGTATGCCTGGTAATTGTGTGTATAGTGCAATAAATGCACGATCATCTAAATTATTATTATGATCATTTATATATTTTATGGCTACGTTTTTATAATCAATCCAATTATTTTTTAATGGTTCATTAATATTAGTTTTTTCACGTTGTTGTTCTTTTACATCTGCTACAAATATTGCTGCTTGTTGGTTCCAAAATTGCGTAGCGCGTTTCCCCATCTGTTTTTCAAATTCTGGTAATATATTTTTATATAAACCAGAACTTACAGATTGATATATTAATTTTTTACTTCCTAGGCTGTATAATTCGCCAGGATTTCGTTTTTGTTCCATATTATTTATAACTTTTTCAATATTTTTAAAATTTTTGTTTAAATATGGAATTATAGATCCTTCTATATATCCTAATTCATTTAATAGAAATGTTAACATGCGTTCGTAGGTTTCTTGAGAAGCTGGTGTGACCTTTGCTACTCCTAATTGTGATATATAATTATCTATAGTAAAAATTATTTTTTCTTTTGGTTGTCTTCCACGTTTTCGTGGAACTACCACTGGTTCTGGTTCTGGTTCTGGTTCTGTTAATTTCTTTACAACAATATTATTATATTTTTCTTTGATAATTCCTCTTATGTCTTGTTTTTGTAATGGTGGTAATTTTCCTTCCGCTCTAATTTCATTTATTTTATTTAAATCAATATTAAATTTTTCCATGCTATTAAATGTAGGCATTCCGCCTTTTTTGACTCTAGCGGCAAATTTACGGAATTGTTCAAAATTTTCATTTTCATGATATTTAACCTTTGCTAATTCTGCGCGTTTTTCTTTTTCGGACATTTTCGGATATATAATATATAATATATTTTTTTTTTTATTTTTAAACGTATTTTTTTTAATTCTATAGTATATTTTTATATAATAATATCTAATAATTCGGTCATATAGTTTAATTCATCTTTAAAATTATCATTATCATCAATAAAATTATATTTTGGTTCTTCTATGTCATATTTATTTTTAAAATATTCTTGAAAGTGTCGCCTTTCTGGGTTACTATATTTATTTAATTCTAAATGATATAATATAACATCATCATTAAATTTATAGTATCTTTCATTTCTATCTTCTTTTTTTGTTCCTTGGCTTGATGTAATTAAATTATTATTTGTTACATTTCTTAACATGCTAATATATATTTTTTTTAATTCGTTGTAATTTTCTGGCTTTTTCTGTGTAATTCTAAAAATATTTTTAATATATTTATATTTATTATCATCCATTATTATTTCGCCTTCTTGTGTGTAATCTACTTGAAAAGGTTTTATATTATATTCTTGTTCAATTTGTCTAATAAATTTAATTTTATTATATATTAATGTCATATTTTTCACATTAAAGCTTTTTTCTTTTGCTATTGTCATTTTTTTATTTATATATTCGTCACTTCTTAAAGATCTAATAATATTTAAATGATTTAGTAAGCAGTATTTATCCGTTATTTCATCTTTATATAATGTCATTATTTCTTTATTTTTTGGAATATTTAAAAATTCAATAGCTTTATTAATTATATAAAATTGTTGGTGGTTTAGTGTCTTTATTATTTCGTCTAATATATCATTTTCTTTTTGTTTTTCATCTCCTGTTTTTTCATTTGTTATTTTTTCTTGATTTTCTTTTTTTTCTAATAAATCAATATATTCATTATAAATTTTTTCTTTTATATCTTTAGTCATTGTTTTTAATTCTGCTTGTGTTATTAATAATTCGGCTTCTTCATCATTTTCTGAAACTTCAAACCCGTTTAATTTTAATAAATTTATATAATGTTTTGTCATTCCTGTTTTATAAGTATCTATAAAATACTCACTATAAGTAAATAAATTAAAAAATGAATTATATAAAATTTTATATTCTTCTGTTTCTTCGTCATATTCTGACGAAACATTTAATAAAGTATTAAAAGTTTTAATGCTTTCACTTAATTTATGTTTAGTATCGTCTAAGCTTTCATAATTAGCAAAATGTTCGGTATCTTTAGAATAAAAATATAATGTTTCAATGTTTCGGGTTCTTGTGCTTTGTTGATAACTGCCATGGGGTAGAATCGACTCACCTTTTTGATATATATAAACATTTTGAGGCGTTGCGATTGAAAAATCGACGCCGTAAGTAACAGAAGGAGAGTAGAAGACATAACACCCCGCAAATTGCGCGGTGGCGTCAGTTATTATAAATTTTGTATCGGCTGTTAATAATAAATATTTATGTTGTTCTTCTTCTGGTGCTCTTGATTTGCAAAAATTGTACCATTTCGTGACCTCTTCTGCAGAATCTGAACCACATAAAAACGGCTTTTTATCTTCACATTGTTTGGCGATCATCTCAAGCATTTTATCTTCATTTTTAACTTGTACAGCTGGGACGCCTTTAAATTTTAAATGATTATTTGAAATATATAATGTTTTTGTTTGTTTTTGTTTTATTCTTAAATTTAAAAAAGCCTCTACATTATCCATTATTATTGCATCGGCTACAATAACTTTTTTAGCGTTTTTAATTAAAGACATCAAAGTATTATAAACATTTTTTATATTATTGTCTAATGTTTTATTGTGTGTAAGATTTAAAAAGCTTGTTATTTCATCAATAAATATAATATAATCTTTTTTTTCTTCTTTACTTAAGTGTATTAATTTTTCTAATGAATTAATGCAACAAACAAAAGATTGACATTTTAAGGGGTTTATTTTTTTATTTTGGTATGTTTGAATATTGATGCTTTGGAAGCTTTGGGCATGTTGTTGCGCAAGTGTCACGCGATCGACAATGCTTAAAAATTTCGTTCCTGGGTTAGCTTCCATATATTTTTTTACATGTTCGGCGACCGCTGTAGTTTTTCCAGATCCTGGGCAACTTTTTAATATAGTTGTATCAAATTTATTAAATAATTTATAATTATATTGTGTTTCTTTATAGTTAGAATCAAAAACATATTTATTATTATATTCAATATATTCATAATTATTATTTTCTTTTTTTATATCATAATTGATTAATTTATATTTTTTAATTTGTTTTATATCTAATAATTTGCATAAATAGTTTATATCTAGTTTTGTGTTTATATATTTCCAAATTTTCAAATTATTGATTTTATTATATTTTTCACCTTTTTTGCTCCAATCGTCCCATATTTGTAATTTATTATGATATTTACAAATACAAGAAACGCGGAACCAATCTTTAAAATTATTACATTGTGATAAATCTAATTTATTAATAATTTCTTTAAATTGTTCATCATTTATATTATATTCATATTTATCACGATTTTCATATTTTTTTATAATTTCTTCTTTTTCTTCTTTTGTTTTTATTCCTTTTTTGCCTTCGACTAACCAATTTAATAAATGGCTTGGTATATCGATTATTTCTGTATTATTGATAACTTTATATACATTACCATTAACAGAAGAACCAGGCGCGACACCGTAACCATTACCGCAACGAACGTCAATGCCTACGCCTCTATAATGTTGAGAATTTGTTATTTTTTCTTTTATTATTTTATTATCTTCTTCGTTTGATGTCATAGCGTTAAAATAATAATGATAACCGCCAGAAGTGGTTTTTACTGTGTAAGTATTTATATTTCCATTTATTGTTAGATATTCTTTAAAAGTTTCAAAACCTTTATTTTTAATATCTATATCAACAATCATTATATTATTATGACCTGTTAAAATACCTACATTATTTTTTTGATTTGGTACAATATCTTTATAAATATGTTTTTCTGGGTTTTTGTTCCAGCTTAAACCTTTTAATGGTTCTTTGGTATTTGGTTCTAGTTTGATTTTTAAGAAATCATTTAAATCAATTTCTTTTTTTTTGGGTTCTACTTTATTCATTTCTTCTACATAGTCAAAATTTTTGAGATAGTCGAGCATTTGGGAAATTTGGGGGGTAAATTCGTGGGTGATTTCGTGAATCATTTTATTATATATTAGTATTAGAAAAAAAATTTTTATACTAAACGAATATAAATAATTATTATATATTTTTTTATAAATTTATAGTATATTTTTTTGAAATCTATATATATTTTTTTGAAAATTAAATTTTAAAATATTTGTAAAAAAAATATTTTGAAATCTATATATATTTTATTTGAAAAAAAATTTATTAATTTTATAATATTTCATAACTTTCAAGCATTTTAACTTTTTTGTTACTAATTAGTATTTCGGCTATTTTATCCATCCCTAATATTTCTAATTTATGGGTTACGTCTTTTAATTTTTTATTATAATGATATTTTTTATAATATTCTTTTGTTTTTTCGTTATTTTCTTTATAATATTCTTTGGCGTATTGCTTGCAATGTTCTTTATATTCAGGGTCATCTTTGCGCTCCTCGTAGTATTTGCGCGAACGTATGCGACTAGCTTCAATAAATTCTAAGTCATTTTTCTTTTTTTGGTAATACTTAGCCTTTGCGCGTTTCAATGAATCATATGGTTTTTTTTGAATTTCTTTAATAATTTCATCAATATTTTCAACAATTTCATTATTAGATTTTAATAAGTCTGTACGTTCAATTATTGGTTTATTTTGAATTTCTTTAATAATTTCATCAATTTCAGCCATTATATATATATACTATACATATTATTTTTATATTTTAAACGTTTTTTTTATTTCTTATGATTATATATTATTATATGATTTGTCAATTTTTTGCTGACTTCGTATTTTTTACCATATTTTAATAATATATTATTATTCATAAAAAGCATTCTTAAAATCCAGTGGTCTTCTAATATAAAATATATATGAGCTTTCATAAGTTCCATTTTATTGTCATAAAAATATTGGTACACGTTTAATTTTCTATCACTATAAAAATCATTACATGCCATTATATATGGAGGATCTAACATTATTAAGGATTGTTCATCGTTTTTAAATGTTTCAAACACTTCAAACCAATCGCCGTGAGTTATATGCACGTACGGTTGCTTTATAAATTCTATAAAATCTTTTGTTTCTTTTGTTATTTTGAAATTATATACATTTTTCTTTTCATTTGGATAAAATCCATAGCGCCCTAACGCTGAAAACTTTTTAAAAAAAATATAACTATATAACGTCTTATCATTATTTTTAAATTCATATAACCAGTCATCTTTGTTTTTAATATTTTTAGCATAATCGTTTACTTTATTTTCAATATCTTCAATTGTTTCTTCTTTCATTAATTTATAAATATCAAATAATTTTTTATCTGAGTCATTTAAATAATAATTAAATTTATCTTTATTTTGTAACCATATAGCATAAGATATAGCAGAAGAGCCGCAGAAAGGTTCAATTATATTTTTAATATTTTCAAGTTTAATATGATTTAAAAAGTTTTCTGTTTCGTTTCTTTTATTTCCTGTATAAGAATAAATAAAATGATTTTTCATTATATATTAATTCTAAAGATATTTATTTTTAATATTTTCATATGCTTCTTTCTTGGATGGTTTTTCCCATAAATAATGATACGACCACCACCCAGCGGTATTAATTCCAGTTTTCGTCCAATCTTCTCTATTTTTATGACGTGTTATATATCGTTGTCTTCTTTCTTCGTCTTTGTGTGTTGTGAAGTCTTCCGCGCCAGCTTGTCCGAAATATATTTTTTTATTTGTATTGGTAACGATAAAATATTTCTTTTCTGGTTTGTCTATTGATTTATAAGGAAAGTATAATTTCATATATATAATAATGTATATTTTTTTTATACATTATATTATATATAAATGACGATTTCAGTGGAACAAATAAAACTCTTAGAAGGTTACAGAGATAAAGCATATATAACGGCGATTTTATGCAGTCAAAGTGCGGAGCATTTCACATTTTTGAAAAGTTTGATTAATGTGCCTTTAATCTTAAGCAGTTCAGTTATGACTGTTTTAAATTCTATGAGTGATAACACAAACGAGATGAAGTACGCAAATATTATTTTGAATTGTTGGACCTCGTTGATTTTATCATTGGTTGGAAATTTCAAGCTAACGGAACAGTCAACAAACTTTAAAATGGTAGAACTTAAGCAGAACAAATTGACCCATAAAATTGAGGATCTTCTTTCCTTGGAATTAGAAAGCACAACAATAGATGATATAAGACAAATAATAAATGAATATGATGCCTTAAATGAAAGCCTTGACTTCCCATATCCAAATTTTATAAAAAATAGAGTTAAACATGTATATAAAGATAAAAGAACCCTCCCAAATGCCCTAAATTGTGAGCTTAGCTTTATAAAAGTAGATGAGAATGCGCATAATATTGCTGTTAATGTTTGACAAAATATTATAAATTTTGATTAATATTTAATTATCCACAATGATATGAACAAGCGATAAACGCAACCCTTACGCCATTCTCTATTTCATGACATTGATAATATGGGCTATCTAATTCAAAATTACAATCTATTGTTGCTTTCGCTATTGTATAGTTGTGTAATAAGTCGTCATCTTGTTTCTCTCCGTATCCTAATAAATCACTAGATTGTAAATAATCCCCATTTTCTATATTTCCATTGGTATTACTTACACATATTGCCCCTTCTCCAATACTGTTAACTATTAACCGATCCTTATTATTTGTGCTTCGTTTTGGTGCGCCTAATACTCCAAATACTCGTTTGTCTTTCTTCTTCCTTGATAAAGCAACAACAGGAACTGAATCCTCAATACTTATACCTTCTTTATCAATTCCTTCATACCATTCATCTTTCATTTTCTTTTTTTTTGGTAAACCAGTCATATTATCAATTACTACTTCTTCATTCGGGTTTTCTTCTACCTCTCTTGAAAAATCGGTTTTAATCTTTCCAGTTGCTATAACAACTCTTCCCATATAATTATTCTTAAATAAATCAATGCTCTCATCACTCTCATTATTATATAATACATCATCAGTATAGCATCTATGAAATGCTGTGAAAGAACCATAAGCAACTTTAATAAGTTTATAATAAGCTGAACCTATACTTTCAAAATTTTGTTGAACACATAAATAATCGGTATTTGTCATACTTACAGCATAAAATAAAGCTGCTATTTGTCCTCCAAAGTTTGCTTCGTTATAATCCATATTAATTTGTAAAGCCCAGTTTAGACCACTTGGTTGTGCCCAAGTTTCACTATCATTACCAGCCCCATTTAAAAAATACATTATATTACTATTCATATGTATCATACCTGATCTATTGTCTGTATCTCGTAAATATAATGTTGGTGATGTTCCTCGCAATACTAACCTACTTGAACTAACAAATAAATCACTACCAATTGATGCTCCACCATTTACAGTTAAATAATTATAATCTAATGACATTCCGACAGTTCCTAAACTTGACCCACCTGAACCATATAAAAATCTATGAATTCTATTAGAAAAATAATCTAATGTGTCACCACTAATACCGAACCCATAATTTCCATTAGTTCCCCATAAATTAATTTTATTACAGGGATAAGCAGCGCCTGATTGGTAATATAGGGTATTAAAATTTATAGTGTTATCAAAAAATGAATTACCAGCAACTTCTAATTTATATGTTGAATTCGTTGTCCCTATTCCTACATTACCATTATTACCAATATTTAATGCTGTAAATTGTCCGTTTGTGATTGACCCAGTTGTTTTTAAATTAATTTTAAATATTGCTCCAAATTGACCATCGTCAATTGCTAATAAAGTACATGCATTCGCATAAATTCCTGGGTCGTATACTGATAAGTTAATCTGTGATTTTGCCCCTGCCCCTCCTTGTCCCGAAATTGTTAAAGCAGGGTTAGACCCTTTAATTTGTAATAAAGTAACTGGATTAGTCGTTCCAATCCCAATATTACCACTATTATAATATATACTAGTACCATTATTAAGCCATGGATTACTAGTAAATTGATTTCCATTTAATGTAAATGATTTAGCATCTATATTGCCTGATACATCTAATTTGCCATTTAATACACTTATCCCTCCATCTGTGGAAATTTTACCAGATATATAAGCAGTACCATTAACATCTAAAGCATTTGAAACATATGAACCATTAGGAGTAGACCCAATAGCAATAATATTATCATGATATACCCAATTATCATATAATATAATCCGCAAATTAGTTATAGCGCATTTACCCGTTGAATTTACTGGATACCCAGTTAATCCCTGTATTGATGTTGTTATAAACATAAAGTATTGATAAGCTTTAGTAGTTGTTGTATATATTGCTGGTAACTGATAACCCGTAGGAACCAAAGAAACCTCATTTAAATTTGTTAAAAATTTATTTATTGGATATACAGGATCCCACGTAGAACCATTAGTAGACCCTAATATATATCCTTCAGTAATACTTGTAGCAATTGAAAAAGGAGTATATAAAACATCTTTAAAATAAACTTTTCTAGGAAATCTTATTTGAATACTTTCACCGTATAAAATACCTAAATTTGTAACATTTACGCTATATGTTGAATTTGCCGAGTAATTTGCTTCTAATGCCAATCTTGTATATGTAGCAGCTGATGTAGTCCAATATGTCGCTGGATTATCATCAAATATATTTTCTATTTTGCTATTTGTAGCATTTACAGATGTTGCTATTAATTGGTATATTCCATAAATTGTATTAACTGTTTTTATAGTGCTTGTATCAGTACCATCACTTTTTATAAAATTTGCTGAACTACATATATTTTGAAAATATAATTGATAACCTGTGTTTTTGTATCCACTCATAAAAGTTGTAGTAAAATTTGTTGAAACTTGATTTGTTGCAATTAATGTTCCAGTAGTTAAATTAGCTGCTGTTAATGTGTTTGAACTCCAAGATAAACCACTTGTTTGTGTTACAGGATTTAAACCATTTCCAATTAATAATTGTCCAGACACTAAAGTGTTAGAGCCTGTACCACCTCGCGCAACTGGTAATGTGCCATCTGTTATAGTACTAGCATTTAATGTTGTTAAACTTGCACCACTACCACTAAATAAATTAGCCGTAATTGTCCCAGTTGCAGTAATATTTGTTGTTTGAAATCCACCATTAAAATAAACAATATTATTAAACGTAGTAGAGATAGCACGTGATACTGCGTACCCACTGCTACGGAGGAAATTTGAATCAACGTAATCTTTAGTAACATATGTCAGCCCTTGACTCCAGAAAGAGTAATTAAAATTTATGCCTTCAAAGTACTCTGATGGGGGCGAGCTGCTCATTATATATAATATAAATAATATTTAATATTTAAAAAATTATATTTTTTTTCTTTTTATAATATATATATAAAATGTATAATATTATCGTTAACTCTACGAATGTTGCCAGTCCTTTGAATAATATTTATAATTATCAATTTAAGCAAGGTTCATTTATAATTGAAGAAGGATCTCAGATGATGGTTTCTTCATTAGTAATTCCATATTCTTGGTATAATATTAGTGCTAAATATAATAATAATAAATTTAAATATTTTTGGCCTGTTCTTACAAATACATATTTAGAATATACTATAACCATCCCCGACGGATTCTACCTTCAGTCAACTTTGGATGCTTATTTAAAACAATGGCAAGTAGATAATAAGTTATATTTAATTGATGCAAGCGGTAATTATTTTTATTATATGTCATTTTTAGCAAATAGTACAACTTATGGAAATCAATTCCTTTTAAAAGTTGTTCCATTAACATTACCATCAGGTTATACTGCGCCAGCTAGTTTTCCAGGATTTCCAACTGCTGCTAGGACCCCATATATAGAATTTTTAAGTACTAGTAATTTTGGTAAATATGCAGGTTTTACAACTGGAACTTATCCAACAACACCAGTATCACAGACAACTAATTATTCGGTTGTTAGTAATATTACACCTCAAACAACTAATGTTAATAGTTTAGTTGTAAAATGTAACCTTGTCTCGAATGGAATTTCAAACAGTAGTGATATATTAGACGCTTTTTCGATCGGTTCAAGCACAGCATCGACTTTTGGATCCAATCTCAGTTTTGTTAATAATATAGAAAAATGGGTGAATGTAAGCGATGGAAGATTTAACAATGTTATATTCTCAATAGTTGATCAAAATCTAAATGAAATATCTATTTTAGATAATAATATATTAATTTCTGTTTTAATTAGAAATAAAAATGAAAAGTAAAAAAAAATATTATCTAATACATTATTATAATATATATGAATTACAAAACGCGAATAAAGTTAAACCTTATGAAAGGTCGGGCTTTTAAATCAAAGGGTCAAGGAATTGCAGGCGCTAGAGCTTTACCACATATGCGTCTATATGATAATAATAGACAAAGCGGAACAATAAGTCATCGTGTAGCCGTCGGAGCTCTAGAACCATTAATGCAACAACTAAGTCTCGCATCAAAAGCGCCAAAAAAAAGAAGTACTAGCGCAAAGAAAAAAACAAGCAAAAAAGGAAAAGGTGCCAAAAAATCAACTAATTATAAAAGTCTTAAATTTAATTTTTAAAAATATACAATATTATTAATTTCTCAATAATATTATATAAATGACGGATAAAATAGTTAACTATTATGAAAAGTTAAATATTAAAGGTGGTTCTGCATTGCCTAAAACCTGGAAAAAACATCACATGTTTAATCGATCCCATACGCTATGTCTAGGTGGAACTGGAAGTGGTAAAACAAATGCATTAATTAATTATATTTCTCGATCTAGTGGCGAATTTTTTAAAATTTTAATTTGCTCATTTTCTACGACAGACGAGCCATTATACCAGATGCTTAATAATACCAAAAATATTGAATTAATCAGCGATATCGACTCAGTTCCAGAATTAGAAGAATTTGATGATAACAACAAAGATAAACCAAAATTAATTGTCTTTGATGATTTTATTAATATAGAAAAAAAGAAACAAAAGAAGATTTTTAATTATTTGATAGCAGGTCGAAAGATGGGATTTTCATGTTGGTGCCTAGCTCAGGACTATGTTTCGGTGCCTAAGATTATAACAAGGAATATAAATTATTTTATAATCTTCAAAATAAATGACGCCGTGAGCCTTAATAATATATTGAGGAATCATAATATAACAGATGTGGATCCATCTATAGTAAAATCAGTTTGTAATATTGTAACAAGCGAAGCTCCTAATTTTTTCATGATAGATATGAAGACAGGTAACAATAAAGAGCGATTTCGAAAAAATTTTTTAACTTTTTTGGATCTAAATAAAAAAGATGAGTAATATTTATTTTTTTGAATGTTTGAAATTATTTATATATAACAAATTATATAATATATCATCATTTTTTGCGGTGTTATAGCTAAACAATTTTAAAAAGTGTTTAAATGCATTTTGTTTGTCTGGCTTATCGTGTAAGAATTGTATAAAACATAAAGCATAATATCCGCAGCTAGTTGCTTCCATATCTTGGATTTGCCCATTATTATATTCATATGGTTTTATTTTTTCTTCTATATCTTGTGGAGCTATAAAGCCATAAGAATCAAAATATATACTTTGTAATTTTGAATAATAGAAGGCGACCCAATGCGTTCCACCACCATCTTCACTGTCTTGCATGTTGCAAATATAAAATTTTGTTGGCTTTAATTCTGGTAATTGATCTTTGCTATATACTCCTCCAAAATATTGTTCTAATTTATGATGGTTTATTAATTCCATTATTTCGATATTGCTCAATTCGTTCATGATTATTAATATAATTTAGATAAAAAATTATATTAATATTCTTTTTTTTCGGCGCCGAAAGTTATTTTTTTGTTGTTTTGTTTTCTTCAATTTATGTTTTTTATAAATTTATGCTTTGAATTTGTATTGATCATATAAGAAACTTACTACAAATTTAAAGCACGACCCAGTGGCATTTTATGTTTTTCATGTTTTTTAACAAATTTTTATAATTTTACTACAAATTTAAAGCACGACCCTGTTGCAATTTATGATTTTTACCAAATTTTTTTTTTCGGCGCCGAAAGTTATTTTTTTGTTGTTTTGTTTTCTTCAATTTATGTTTTTTATAAATTTATGCTTTGAATTTGTATTGATCATATAAGAAACTTACTACAAATTTAAAGCACGACCCAGTGGCATTTTATGTTTTTCATGTTTTTTAACAAATTTTTATAATTTTACTACAAATTTAAAGCACGACCCTGTTGCAATTTATGATTTTTACCAAATTTTTATAAAAAAATATACTATAGAAATTAAAAAAAATACGTTTAAAAATAAAAAAAATATATAGTATATATATTATATATATAATATGTAAAAAAAATTATTTATTTATGGACCACTATAACCAGCCGCATATAGTGCGCCCCCTGCTTTTCTTTTTTTAGGTCTTCCTACTTTTTTGATACCCATTCCTATTTTTTTTCTTGCTACTCCCTTTCCTTTTTTTTTAGCTATTCCCATTCCTTCGACTTTAGATTTAGCAGCACCAGCAGCAGCGTCGATTATAGCAGGCGCTACAGCTTTAGCGATAGTGCTTAAAATTCCTTTTCCTTTCTTTGTTTTTGCTGCTTTTTTTATGACTGTAATGGTAGTGGCTGCAGCTGCTACCTTTTTAGGTCTTCCACGTTTCTTCATTCCTAAACCAGTCATACCGATCAAGCCCTTGAGGGCATCTCCTATAATTCCTTCTCCTACTTTCTTTGATGGTCTTCCTCTACGTTTCGCCATTCTCATTCCTTCACCCTCGATTGGTTGAATATATTGATCTACTTTACTTTTTGCAGCGCTTGAAAGTTTGTCTATTCCTGAATGCACACCAGCTTTTACACGTCCAATTATTGGATTTAGTAAATCTTTATTTTTTTTTGCAATTGCTTTGGCTTTAGAATATATGTCCCCGAATAGCCCTTGTCCATGTTTTTCAGCTTGTTCTGGGTGCATTGTTAAAGTGTAAGCAGCATTTTTTCGCGCCGCTGATTGTAATTTTTTAACTTGTTCATTAGTTAAATTTAATTTATTACCAGATCCAATTTTAATACGAACTGGATGACCATTACGAAGTCGGCTTTTTTGAGTTTCGGATAATTTCGCAACTCCTACTGCACTGTACATTATATATATAATTTAGATAATATTTTTTTTTATAATATATATTTATTTTAAAATTGTTTAATATATTCTTTTGCATGATTGTATGATATAGCACCATATAAATATAATTTATTTATTATTTGTTTCATTTCTTTTTTTACTTCTGGATTATTATTACCCGCTACAATTTGAGCTTCTACCAAATTTAAACGATTTTTTAATTTTTTTACATTTTCTACTTTTGATATATCTATATTTTTATTTTTGTTAATACCTGTTATAAATAATAATAAACTTAATAGTTCTTTTTCTGAATCTTCTAAATTATCCCGTATTGTCATTGCTTCAATGCTTGGTTTTTTATTATCTGATAACATCATTATAATTTTTACAAAATCGTCAGAAACAACTGTGTTCGGTAATTTTTCAATTGAGTGCCCCTTTTTATCTTTAACACTTAAAACATTTCTATAATATAATTTATTTAATAATATTTTTTTATTTCCAAAATCTGATATTTTTGGTATTTCTTCTGCTGTATGGTTTGCTTCTTCATTTTCTTCTATTTGTTGCATTCCTCTTCCTCTTTTTATTCCAGTTCCAACAATTGGCGCAGTTCCTCTAAGTTTTCGTGGATCTTCTATTGAAACATTTATTTTTTCGGATAAATTTTTATATAATTTTTTTAGTGTTGTATGAACTCCAAAACTACTAATATTAAAATCTCTAAATATATTATTAATATCTTTATATACGAGTTTTTGGTAAGAATTATTCGGATTACTACTATAATATATATTTTGATTGGCATCCTTATCTTGCCAGATTTTTATATATAAATTAGCACCAGCTAAATTAGTTATTATTAATGTATCATTTTTTGGCGTAGGTTTATTTTTTGTTATTTGTGATACATTAAAAGTGCTTGAACGTATATTTTTTAATGCTTCATTAATTTCATCAATATATTCTTTTTCTGTTGTAAATTTATTATTAATGCCATATTTATTCTTTAAAAAATTTGAAATTTTTGACCAATTATTATTTATTGAATATACATCCTCAGGAGCAGGAAAAGATTTATTTATATTTTCTATTTTTGCAGGATCTTTTATTATTTCTGCTAAATTCTTTTTAAATTTTCTATTTTCTGATATTGCTGCTTTATCTTTATAAATATTTGGATCAAATGCAGTTCTTTCTAAATCTACAATACGATAAAAATATTGTTCTTCTGTTTCGTGTGGTTGTTTATCTACTCCTAATTTATTTCTATTTAATATATTGAATTTTTCAGCATAATTTTTTATATATTCTTTATTTCTACTGTCAGTTTGAGCAATTGATAAAGCATTAGCTTTAATATTATCATCCATCTTTGCGAGTACTGTTTCTTGATTTTTAATAATATCGTCTGACACCTCAATATCTGCTAATTTTAATTTTTTTTGTATTTGTACTTCATTAATTTTTTTTTTTAAATCATTAATCACGAGCAATTTTGTTGCTATAGGAACTGAAAATAATGAAGCTTTTAATTCTGTTTCCATCATTTCTTTTGTTAACCTTTTTTCTTCTTCTTCTAATTGTTTATATTCTTCTAAATATTTTATTTTCATAGCTATAAAATTTCTATATTTTCTCTCCTGTTCTGGTTTATCAACATCTTTTGGAGCAAATGGAACTCTATAATCTTCAAGTTCTGTCTTCATTCCTGTTTGTTGATAAACTGTCGGTGCATCGTATTGCTCGGCAACTAAGTATTTTTCTTCTACGTCTTGCAATATTGGAACACCTGCAAAGTTTTTTATAACTAATCCAGCACTATCATATGTAGGTCTTTTAACGATACGAGTTTTTTCAACCATTCGTGTCTGCTTTTTAAAAAATGGTGTTTCTTCTTGTTCTCTTTTATAATCCATTATCATCTCTTTTGTTATTTTTTCTGTTGGTGCATCCATTTGTGAATCCAATTTACCCATATTAAGCATACCTTCTCTAAAATCTCGTGTTGCTTGTCGTTTTCCATTAACTGCATTATAACTTGTATTTGACATTTGTGCACGTAGCATATTTTCCCTTAAGGCATCATTCGCTACTTTATTAATAATTGACATTTTATATATATTATAATATAAGATAAAAAAAAATAACTTTATAAAAAAAAATATCTACATTAAGAATATATATATAAAATGTCCGACAACTACGAGTACATGAAAAGTATGGAAGCCCAGTCAATTGGTGATTATTCGCCGTATCAAGACAAACAATCAAATAATTATATTAACGATCTCAATAATGGTGTTTATACTAATAACAGTCTCACCCTTGTCAATTTTGACCTTGGACAAATCTACAATTCACAGAAGTACACTTCAACAGACGATTTAGCAGTGATACTGCCAATAACTATGGTCGCGGCTTTTAGTACTGGTACGGCTCTTACATCTTCTGGTCTAGGTATTGGTGGTGGTGCTTTATGTGCTATAAAAACAAATTTTTTAAATTTAATACACCAGGCGGATCTCCAGATCAATGGAAAAACAATTGAAAGCACTCAACCATTTTTAAACGTTGCTCGCCACTTCCAATTATTAAGTGAAATGTCCACTGATGACCTTGCTACAATTGGTCCAACTCTTGGTTTTGCTGACCATCTTGACACAGTTAAATCTATGAGATATGTTGGTGCAGCAAGTGGAACATCAGGAGCACCAGGCAATGGAATGACAAATAACAGAATTTTTGGAGCTGGTACTGATAACCAAGCAACTTTACAAGCATCGCAAAATAGTAGTGTTGTTAATACTGCTTCTCAATATAAATATGGTCGATATATAGATACATCAAACAATTATAATAATGTTTTAGCATTAGTTAATACTAATAATATGATTAATGAGTTCCGACCATATTATACAAAATCAAGTGATGTGTCTGGTTCATATGGCATATGGTATGATTATGCTTATATAAAATTAAATCATCTTTTCGAATCATTAGATAAAATTGGATTAGTAAAACGTTTTGATGCTACTGTTCGTTTATGGGTTAATACTGGTACAGTAAATATAACAGTAGCAGGTAGAGGAGCTGGAGTAGCTTCTGAGGATATATCTAATTGTAACATATCGCTTACGGCAGCCAATAATTCGTTTTCTAACACGTGTCCGCTGCTTGTAAATTATATTAATGGTGGTACTCCTATTACTACTCCAATTCCAGCAGGTGCTACAAATTTAGTAGCAGGACTATATTTAGTGAAGCCCCCCACAACAAGTTATGCAGGTATTAATCTAGCAAATGCAGGTGCTTCGCACCCTCTTGGAAATTGTAGGCTCTATTATCCGCAAGTGACGATGCAACCAGAAAAAAGTATAATTTACGCAGAACAAAACCGTAATAAAAAAGTTGTTTATCGTTCTATTGTATCAAATTTATATACAAATATCGCATCAGCAGGAACTTTCAGTTCTCTTGTAAATGCAGGGATCGTGCATCCAACTGGGGTGCTCGTGTGTCCTTTCATATCTTCTTCAATTACTGCAGGCTTTGGAGATTATCAATGGAAGTCACCATTTGATACCTGTCCTGCGACAACCAGCCCATGCAGCCTTACAAATTTCAACGTGCAAATCGGGGGCTCTAACGTTTTACAATCTACATTATCATATTCATATGAACATTTCATGCAACAAGTGAATTTAGCGGAACAATTAACATCCGCGGATTTTGGTGTCTCAACTGGGCTAATATCACAAGAATATTGGCAATGGTCGAAATTCTACTTTTGCAATGTCGAACGGTCAGCACTTGCGGATAAATTACAACCACGTAATGTTAATGTTACTTTTAATAATAATAGTAATGTAGCAATTGATGTACTTATTTTTATTTTTTATTCTGATGAATTAACAATCGATGTTGAAACTGGAATAGTAACAAAATAAATAATTAATTAAATTTAATATTTATATGTAAATAAGAAAACTTAATAAACAAAATATATAAAATTAAAACTTAAACCTTATTTAATATATATATCATAAAATATATATATTAAAATATAAAGAAGCAATTAAACAAGCATTTTAAACAAGCATTAAAGAAGATTACATTTTTATTTTATATCTTTTTATATTACTTTCTTTATTTCTTCGCCAATATGTATTTTTTTTTGATTGCTTCATTTTTTATTTTTGCTTTAAATTTGTAATTTTCATATAAGAAATTTAATACAAATTTAAAGCACGATATAATTCCAATTTATTAAATATTTGTTACGTATCGGACAAACAAATGGGTGTTTTTTTTCGGGAAATTTTACACAATTTTTTCCGTGAAATTTTGGGCAATTTTTATATCTTTTTATATTACTTTCTTTATTTCTTCGCCAATATGTATTTTTTTTTGATTGCTTCATTTTTTATTTTTGCTTTAAATTTGTAATTTTCATATAAGAAATTTAATACAAATTTAAAGC